GTACAAAAAAATGTAAGGTATGCCTAAGGAAAAAAAGAAATTTAAAGATACCAAGTTCGGACAATGGCTTTCTGAAAAAGCCCCGGACATCATAAGCATCACAGGAGATCTTCTTCCTGACAAGGGGGTTTTAGGTATCGTAAAGAACATGATCGAAAGATCTGAGATGTCCCCTGAAGATAAGATGGCTGCCAACAATTTCATGAAGGAGATCTATCAGTTAGAGGTACAGGATAGAGACTCTGCAAGAAAGAGACAGTCCGAGGTGGCGCAAGCAGGAGGAAACGATATCCTATTTAACATTACCGGTGGTGTCGGGTTGTTAGTTTTTTGTTTCATCGTATATGCGATTGTATTCTTGCATGTACCTGAGGACAACAAAGAGCTTTGGATTCACCTAATTGGTATATGTGAAGGTGTTGTTCTTTCTATCTTCGGATATTATTTTGGAAGCGCCATGAAAAGAAATGTTCAATAATTACTATATTTGCTAAAAATCAATCAAATGGAACTTAAAGGAAAAGTACAAGAAGAAGATCTTCAACACATTCAAGAATCGAACAAAGCTTTCTCAGCAATGAAGATGCAGCTTGGCGAGTTGGAAATTAAAAAGCAAGAAATCCTTGCTAGTGTTTCTAAATTGAGAGAAGACTTCATGGAGTTTGAAAAGACGCTCATTGCTAAGTACGGACAAGACTCCGTGATTAACATTGCCACAGGCGAGATAACATATAAAAAAGAAAATGGCTAAGATAAGCACCTACGTTATTAACGCTTCACCAACCTTGAGCGATAAGCTTATAGGAACAGACGTGGACGACTTGAGCATCACCAAGAATTTTACCCTTGGAGATATCGCCTCTTTGATTCAAACTTACATAGGCGTACCAACGCTTGAGGAAGTTATAACATCAGGCAACTCGTCTACACTTCCTATCAACTTAACGACATTGTCTCCTAGCACTATAACGCTATTGAGCATACCAAGGATAGGCGTTAATCAGGTAGCTTTTTCTGATAGCTCAGGAATACTAGAGGGCGTATCAACATTTACCTATACAGCTTCTACATCAACATTAGCTGTTACAAAAATTGTCGTTGGAAACGGACTTCAGGTTCTTTCGGGATTAGCTGAGTTTAACGGCCCGATTCAAGCTATTGGATCTCTCACTCTTGACGCTCAACTTATTGACGGGTTGGGTAGTCCGGGAACCGCAGGTCAGGTACTAAGCACAAATGGATCAGGAACAGAATGGAGCGATCCTTACATTCCAACGCTTGAAGAGGTTATATCTGCAGGCAGTTCATCTACGGTTCCTTTTACCTTTACCACCCTTACGCCAAGCAGCATAAATCTACTTAGCATACCAAGGATTGGTGTTAATCAGGTAGCGTTTGCTGACGCATCGGGAATCTTAGATGGTGTATCCTCATTTACATATTCAGCAGGTACGTCAACACTAGGTGTTCAGAATGTATCTGTAGACAATACACTAAGTCTTCAGGGGCCTGTATTGGATGTTGACGGACTTCCGGGTACAGCAGGACAAGTTCTTAAGTCTAGCGGAACGGGAGTTCTTTGGGTTGACTCTTTATACACACCTACCACGATACAAGTCCTCAACCAAGAGTCTACGCTAGTAGGTCAAGCCCCTGCTGCTGTAGATACCCCACTTCAAGTTAGATTCGACGGGCCTGTAACAAATGCTTATGTCACTCTTAGTACACTTGGGGTTATAACATTCTTACAGACAGGTCTGTATCTTGTAAACATACAAGGGTTATTTAAAAGACTAGGCTCATCGGGCGGCACAGCAAAGGTTCACTTTAGAGGACTTTTGAACGGTGTGGCTGTAGGCCCAACACAAGCTGTAGATATTGACGTGGTTGGTGTTGGAATACCATACGAGAGATCTATTTCTCTAAACATAACCACTCCGGGTACTACCTTGACTTTTGAAATAGTTAGAGATAGCGCAGGCGTAAACGCAGGCGGACTTTACCAAGAGGTTACTACCTTAGCGGGATGGGGAGCAGTTCCATCTGCAGCCATACTTATCAATAAAGTTGTTTAATGGATTCATTGATTAGAAAAATATCTGTTGGCTCTGACTATAAGACAGCGATGCATTACATCGTTAATCAGCCTGTGCTTAATAATAGCCATACTATACACGCGATCATAAACGATCACGCTACGGATAGAATCAAGATATTCATTTCTAACGATAAATCAGAGATTGTTCTTTGGAAAGAGTTCTCACACTCTGTTCCCGTATCAATTGAATTTAATATAGATTACTAATGCAGTCACCATTTTGCTTTTTAGTTAAATCACTATCAGGCAAGAGGTACAACAACACAAAGGAGATATCAGGTATAGAGTTAATACTGAACACCTCCGAAGAAGATCACAGGTTCTCAAACAGGGAAGCTATTGTTGTTGGCCTACCTCTTAGATACACAGGAGATATTCGTGTCGGTGATACGTTATTGGTTCATCATAACGTATTCAAATTCTACAACGACATGAAAGGAAACAGGAAGAGCGGCAAAAGCTTTTTCAAGGAAGACGAGTTCTTGGTAGACGAGGATCAATACTTCATGTATAAGAACGAGCTAGGTTGGCATCCTGTCGGACATAGCTCTTTTGTTTCCCCCATCAGGGCAAAAGATTCATACATTAGCAAAAACATAAAGTACGAGCCATTGATTGGTGTTATGCAATACCCAAGCGAGAAGATGGTTGAGTACGGAATAAAGAAAGGAGACCTAATTTCTTTTGATCCTGATAGCGAGTACGAGTTCAACGTAGACGGAGAACTAATGTACAGGGTGTACGATCATAGAATAAACATGAAGCTATGACGAAAGAAGACATAAAGACAAAAGACTTAAGGCTCAGTATAATAAAGGCGGGATATGCTGCCGTTGAGCAGTTGATTAAGGTGGCAAAGGACGAGATAGTGGTAGACTCTCAAGAGGACGAGCTATCTGCGGACAAGATGAAGAATGCAGCACAGGCTAAGAAGATTGCCGTATTCGATGCTTTCGAGATTTTAAATAGGATAGAACAGGAAAGAACAGCCCTCAGTATCAATGTCGATAAAGAGGTAGATACAAAAGTAGGATTTGCAGAAAGAAGATCAAATAAATAAAAGTCTTTACACTGTAGTCACCGGCAAGGTTCCATCTAATGTTATCAGCCGCAACAACAAGTTAAAGAAGTGGCGCTATGGATATGATCCCGAGTATGACATCGTTGTCATATCAAAGGATGGAACCATAGGCGAGATATATTTGATTGAAGGTTTATACATTGCTCTACCCGAGGAACCGGAGACCTGCTTTAGCAGGAGCGATATGCCTGAGTATCAGTATTGGGAATACAAAGAACCTCCCAAAGAACTGACATCTATCCCATCCATATTCCATTGGAACGAAAAACCTAGGGAGTTTAAATCCAAGTGGCTCCCGTATATCAACGAAGAGTTCGATAGAAGAGAGCTAGGCTTTTGGTTCATGAATAATGGCAAGAAGACGTACATGCCGGGCAGTCATTACATGTATTGTCAATGGTCATCCATAGACGTCGGATATCCTGACTTCAGAGAAGCTAACAGAATACTGTATATATTTTGGGAGGCGTGTGTCGCTGATGAAAGATGCTTCGGAATGACGTACTTGAAGATAAGACGTTCGGGATTCTCGTTTATGGGATCCTCCGAGTGTGTTAATAAGGGTACGATATCCAAGAAGAAAAGAATCGGAATCTTATCCAAGACCGGTACGGATGCCAAGAAGTTATTTACTGATAAGATCGTTCCTATCAACAGTAAGTACCCATTCTTCTTCAAGCCGGTTATGGACGGTATGGACAAACCGAAGACAGAACTTTCGTATCGTGTGCCGGCATCCAAGATTACAAAGAAGAGCATAGCAGACACATCTACCGAGGAGATTATAGAGGGACTTGATACCACCATTGATTGGAAAAACACAGACGACAACTCATACGACGGTGAGAAACTGTTCATGCTCCTGCACGACGAGTCAGGTAAGTGGATGAAGCCGAACAATATATTGGAGAATTGGCGTGTAACTAAAACGTGTCTACGTCTTGGTAAAAATATCATCGGCAAATGCATGATGGGTTCTACCTGTAACTCTCAGAAGAAGGGAGGTAAAGAATACAAGCAGCTGTATCTAGACTCTAAGGTATCTACTAGAAATAAAAACGGACAGACCAAGTCAGGTATGTACTCCCTGTTCATTCCAATGGAGTGGAACCTTGAAGGATTCATAGATAGATACGGTATGCCTGTCATTAATACCCCTCAGTCTCCGGTCTTAGGTATTGACGGATCCAAGATAACAATGGGCGCCATCGAATATTGGGAGAACGAGGTTGAGTCTATGAAACACGATCAGGATGCGCTAAACGAATTTTATAGA